GAGAGGCAACAACGAGTGCAATCGCGCTTAAAGGCGAAGGAAACACAGTCAGGTGTGTTGTAAAAAGCGTCAAAAAGAAAAATGCCATTCCTACGGTAATAGCCGTAAATGTGCAAGAANATGTCCTGCGTCATCCGGACGAATACAAGGCGCCGAAGAGAGGTGAAGCATGAACGCCATGCAACTGAACTTCTTTCCCGAGGCAACATCGGAAGAGTTTAAGCTAACCAAAACGCTATTGTCCAAGTATCGTCGGCTGAAGTCGCTCGTAGGCGCGTTGGAGCAAGAAGGGGTAGACACGCTTGCTCCGAAACAGAGAAAGGCTTATACTGCCTACAAGGAAGCGACAGCTAGCATCGAGAGAGCCGTAAGACTGATTCTGGATGAGGAAGTCCGACGAATCATCGAGATGAGGTACATCAAGGGGCAGAAATACGTCGTAACGGTAGCGTACTTCGGGAATATGCACCCGGCTACTGTAGCGAGGAAGATCAACGAGGGAATTGAGTCCGTGGCTAACTCCCTAAAGTACATTGACTGAAAAATGCGACAAACATGCGAGTAAGGCGCGACAAATATGCGAGTTATATCGGGATACAGTTGGATCATAGAGCGAAAGCTCGGGTGATTCCCGCTGTATCCCTTATTATTTGCGGGACCCGGCCATGCGGTGGGTCTGAACGACCTTAGGCGCGAGTCGCCGAGCGTGTGGAGATGGGGACGGGTTCGAAACCCACTATTTTGTATTTTCTTCTGTGGCTCGGAACGTCCGGACTAGAGAAGAGAGTGCAAGCTCTCGAGAGCGACTGGCAATCTCCAAGGAGGTTCGGCGGTCGCTCTTTCTCATTCTCGCAGAGCAAGATCAATATGTTGTGTGCAAACTCATGCGGATCGAGGTGCATGCGAGATTGCCCGTGGCTTCGGCTGCGGGCTTTTCTTTTTGATAAACCGAGAGGCGGAAGGAGATATGGAACTTGAGTTAATCGTTAGAGTAACGGATCACGCCTATGATCAGTATTGCCACCGGGTTGGTTTCATCGGACGAGCGGAGCTTCGCAACCTTATGACAAGCGAGATTGCGGGAGGCAACTATCACAAGGAGGAACAATTCCTTCTCGTTGATGGTGTTTGGTGGGTTCAAGAAGGTGACGACAATACCATGTTGCTTATCACCTGCTACGGCCGTAGTAACTTCGACATTCCAAAGGCGATCAAATGGGCAAGACGTAACAACGACAGAATCAGTCTATAACCAGGAGGCGAGGTGCAATGAGATGAGTCTCCCAGAGAAGCAAAAGCGCTTCGCGGACTTCTTCATCGAATCAGGGAACGCCACCGACGCGTACCTGAAGGCAGGATACAAGGTAAAGAGTGCAGACGTTGCGAAGGCGAATGCTAGCCGGTTGCTTGCAAATGCTAACGTTCGCGCCTACATCGACAGTCTGATCGCCTCAAAGGATGAAGAGAGGATCGCAAAGCAGGATGAGGTCCTAGAGTTCCTGACGAGTGTTCTTCGTGGGAAGGTTCAGGAGCAGATCCCTCTCGGACTTGGAATGGGCGAGCAAACCCTTGTAAAGAAAGAGCTAGATGGTAAGGACCGCATCAAGGCTGCCGAACTCTTAGGCAAGCGGTATGGAATTTGGGCCGATAAGGTAGAACATTCTGGCAACCTGGTTGTGTTCAAGGGAGAGGATGCCCTTGAAGACTGAAGAGATCGACCTTCCTTCAATCGTTGGCAAGGGGTACGGCAAGTTCTGGCGGTCGAAGAAGCGCTATAGAGTCATCAAGGGCGGTCGCGCATCTAAAAAGTCTCGGACGATGGGACTATGGTCCATTTACAATATCATGAAATACCCACTAGCCAATATGGTTGTGGTGCGTAATACGTATAACACCAACAAGGACTCCACTTATGCGGTGCTCAAATGGGCGGCGCGTCGGCTTGGAGTTTTTCATTTGTGGAAGTTCACGGAGAGCCCGTTAGAGGCGAAATACATTCCAACGGGGCAGAAGATCCTCTTTCGAGGGTTTGACGATCCGCTGAAGATAACATCCATTACCGTCGATATTGGCGTTTTATGCTGGGCGTGGATTGAAGAGGCATTCGAGATCGAAAGTGAAGAGAAATTCCGGACCTTCGATGAATCCATCCGTGGAGAACTGCCGCCGGGGTACTTCAAACAAGTGACATTGAGCTTTAACCCTTGGATCAATTCTCATTGGACAAAGACACGCTTCTATGACAATGTCGATCCTTATGCAGACACGTTCACGACCACGTACAAATGCAACGAATGGCTAGACGACGCTGACCGCGCTTTGATCGAAGACTTGGAACGGACGAATCCAGCTCGTTTCAAGGTTGTCGGGCTGGGTGAATATGGCCTTCCAGGCGGAACCTACTTCGAAGAATTCCGGGAGGACGTTCACGTCGTTGAGCCGTTCAGGATCCCGGATCACTGGCAGCGATACCGATTCATGGACTATGGCTTGGACATGCTGGCAGCATATTGGGCGGCGATCGACACACAGGGGAACGCCTACATCTACAAAGAGGTTTACGAGTCCAACCTGATCATCAGCGACGCCGCAAAGCGGATAAAGTCTATTACGAACGAGACTATCAAGCTTACGTACGCTCCACCTGATCTCTGGAACCGGCGACAGGAAACCGGTAAGAGCGCGGAGGACATCTTCCGCGAGAATGGAGTTGTTCTCTCTAAGGCTGGTAATGACCGCGTTCAAGGTTGGCTAAACCTCAAGGAGTGGCTTAAGCCGTTTGAGATAGAGGATGAGCAGACTGGGGAGACGTACAAGACGGCGAGGCTGAAAATCTTCAAGAACTGCGTCAACCTTATCCGAACGCTGCCACAGCTTCAGAGGGATGAGAAGGACCCGAATGATGTTGCGACCGAACCCCACGAGCTGACGCACGCTCCGGACGCTCTTCGGTACTTCTGCGGCATGCGCATGCTGCCGAGCGCTGAGCCCAAGAAAGACAAGAAGACGCCGTTCCCATTCCAAAACGGACAGACGAACCAAGGAGGCTATATGACGTGGTAGACAACATCCTGAAAATAGCCCAAATTCTCAACCTGCCATTTCTTGAGGAAGAAACGATCAGGGACGTGAACAAGATGATCCGCGATCTGATTGGCTCGCTTCCTCGTGATAAACCGGCCGCAGGACTCTCGCCACAGCAGCAGGCAGCGGCGCTTCTCGGTGCGGATACCGTTGGAGAGTGGCTTTACGGACCGAAAGAGGGTGAAACGAGTTAATGGCAAAATCGAAACTGCCGATTGAATCGACGGCGCTTCAGAATACGGTAGACGAACGCGAGAAGGCGGGGGTTAACTACCTCCGAAGTCGCGGATTCTTGGAGAAGTGGCCGGAATACGAACGCTTTAAAGCTGGCGATCAGTGGCCGCCTCAGACGGAGAGGACGAAGCATCTGCCGCGGCCGGTGTTCAACATCATCCGGTATATCCAGAATCACAAAGTCTCTTCGGTGATGAACGAGAACATCAAAATGATATTCACGCCAGAGGAAGCGCCGGATATCCAGACTTCGCCGTCGGCGGGGACAATGCCGAACCCATATCTTCCGCAAGCAGAGCAAGAAGCTGATCTCTCTTCGGTCGCGGCAGACATGTTCACGCGATATTCCGATACTGTTTGGGAGGAAGTCAAGCAGGACGAACTGAACGAGGAAGCGCTCGAAGGCGCGGCGAACATCGGAACGGGGATATGGCATTATTACTGGGATCTCTCGAAGAAAGGCGGTACCGTAAAACCGTATATCGGCGCGATCCGCGGAGAGGTCCTTGATCCGATTAACGTCCATTTCGGCAATCCCCAACAGCGGGACGTGCAGAAACAGCCGTATATTGTGATAACGAGCCGCGAGCAGCTTGACCAGGTACGCAAAGAGGCGGAAGCGAATGGGTTGAGCAAGGATATGGCCGCGCTTATTACCGCCGACAAGGATACCCAGGATGAAGGATACGACGCAGCCAAGGTTGAGATCGACGTTACGAAGAAAGTGACGGTTAAAACGATGTACTGGAAGCAAGACGGCAGCGTTCGATTCTGCCGAGTCGCTTCGAAGCAACTCGTTAAGGCTGAAACGTCAACGGGATTCGAACTCTATCCGATTGCTGTCATGCAGTGGGAGCGCCGGAAGAAATCGATCCATGGCATCGGAGACACCGAGGGGCTGATTCCGAACCAAAAGGGAATTAACTTCTTGATGGCAATGCAGCTTCTGTCCGTGCAGCTCACAGGCTGGCCAAAGATGATCGTCAATCCGAATTTCGTCGACCCGAATTCGATTAACAACGATCCAAGTTTGCCGATTCTGAACAACTCTGGGGACCCAAATGCGAAGGGCGTTGAGTACCTGACGCCTGGACCGGTGTCGAACCTTGCTCAGGGGCTTGTGGAGTCGTTCATGGATTATACGAAGTCGCTTTCCTCCGCACAAGACGCCTCAACGGGAGACATGAGCAGCGGGAATCTGAATGCGACAGCGATCATGCTTCTTCAAAAAGCGGCAGGCGTGCCAATCGAATCGATCAAGAAGCGCTTCTATCGTGCGATGGAGGACGTCGGTCGCATTTGGGAGCAATTCTGGAAGGTGAAATACAACACGACGCGCCGGGTTAACCTGAAGGACGATGAAGATCAGTCATATTCGGAAGAATTCCGAGGGACTGACTATGCTGACGTGAATCTTAACCTGAAGATCGACATTGGACCGAGCTCGACGTATTCCGAGCAGCTCATGATGACCTCCTTGGACAAGCTCTATGACAAGCAAGCCATTGATACCGAGCAGTATTTGGAGTTCGCACCGAAGACGGTTGTTCCGTTCAAGGACCGGCTCCTAAAACAACTCCGAGCGAAGGCAGAGGCGGCCGCACAAAATCCGCAGCCGAATCCAATGGAGATCGAGCAAGCGCGATCACAGCAACAGATGGCGTTGAAGCAACAGGACCACGCTACCGAGATCCGGAAAGAAGAAATCCGAGCCGGGGCGAAGGTGGCCGAAGCGCAGATTAAGCACCAAGCGGCTGTACCTGAAGGTGCGATCAAGTGAGATATTCCGCAGGCGGTATAGTTCGCTGTAATAATTGCAGGACTGCGCTCTATGTAACCGTGGTAGAGATTCAAACTGGAAGTCACGTTAGGCCTGAACAACTCCAGCCGGCAGTCCCAGAGGTTCCTGAACCGAAAAAAGGAGAGAGAATTCCTGATTGCTGGAAGTGCGGTTCGAAAATTGAAGTATGGAAAGTCGAAGAACGGACCGTTGATGAGAAGGTAACGATAAAAGCGAGGTGATTAGATGGGTAAGTGGGGAGGGAATGGCGAATACATCGATTATCGAATGGAGTTAGCAAGCAAAGCATCGCAGCAGTTAATTGGACATAATGCGGTTGCGATACGGAACACTTCTCCGAATGATGTGGATGTCGATGTTTTGCAGATTCCGGGGCTAAAAGCCCTTATCATCAGCAACACAACGGACCAACAAGCAACAGTAATTATTTACGCAAAAGCCTCGAACTACAGTTTTGCGGGGATGGGTGGATCAAAAACCGTAAACGCCGGATCGGCATTTATGTTTTCCGACGCAGATTTCACTGGTTTGCGTATGCCGCTTCAAAAGCTGACAGTTCGTGTATCCTTCGCAACTGCACCGACATCAGGCTCGGTTAGTAGCTTTATCGAGGGATGTGTATAATCATGCCTGCCGAAACTCAAACGGCAATAAGCTGGGCTTTAACGCAGACATGGATCGACTTCGCTGGAAATGAATACCCCATAACGAAATATGATTCACAACCATTGGTCGATAAGGTGTGCGAATATTTTGCGGTACATGAAATCAACTACGATACATTCTCTTATGACAACCTGAGACTGTCGATTGGCAGATCGTAGGATGATGAAGAAAGCCCCGGGGAGGCTTTCCCACAGGGCTTTCGTAATCACTTTAACACAATAAGAAATATCTGTAAATTGGGCTTCCGATGAGACTTCGGAGGCCCTTTGTTTTACCCAAACTTCAGCAAACCATAGCTGATCGGGAGGATTAACGATGTCTGATGAATTGCAAAGCGCCAACCAGAGCGCCGCACCAACTGAAAGCCAAGCGGTTCCCGTTGAAACGTCCGCGCCTGTCGCGTCTGAGACGCCCACCCCGGAGTCGACCACCACATCGACCACGGCAAACGAGCCGAGCGGAATCAAAGTCAAGTTCAACCACGAGGAACGTGTCATCGGGCTTGAGGAAGCCCCGACATGGATTCAAAAGGGAATGAACTATGACAAGCTTCAGGAACGCGCAACCCAGTTTGAACAGCAAGCGAAGCACCTCGACCGCGTTGCGAAATTCTACGGCTTCGAGAAAGCGGAAGAGTATCTTGAAGCACTCAATAAAGCCGAGGAAGAGCAGCGTATCAAGGAAGAGGCCGCGAAGCTTGGCGTTCCGGAAGACTTCATCCGGTCGGAACTCCATCCGCTCAAGGAGAAGATCCAAGCTTTCGAGCAGAAAGAAGAAGAGCTCAAGCTGAAGGAGCTGGAACTTGAGATCGGTGCCGAGATCAGCCGGCTGCGTGAATCTAACCCGGACTTTGACCAGTACGCGGACAAGGTCTTTGAAATGGCAAAGAGCAAGGGTTATCCGCTTGAGCACGCCTTCATCATCGCTTCCCATCAAGATAAGGTCGCAAAGGCTGCGAAGGAAGCGGAGTCGCAGACGATCCGTAACCTACAGCAGAATGCGCAGAGCGCAACCGGTCCACTCGGGGCCGATGCACCCGATCAGAACTCGGGCTACCTTGCTCTATCTCCATCCGAACGGCGTGCGCTGCGTGAGAGGGTCAAACGCGGCGACGTATAAACACTGACCCACAAGAGGAGCTGAATAGCTAATGGCAACCAATGTACAATCGTATAACGCTGGGGCAGGACAGAACGCCTTGACGGCTGAGCAACACACGTATTACCAGGACGCAATGCTGGAGCGTCTGACGCCTGAACTCATCTATATGAACTACGGGCAGAAGAAGAACATCCCGAAGAACAAGGGCGCGGCTACGCAGTTCCGCCGCCTGAACTCGCTTGCCGTATCCACGACGGCACTGACGGAAGGCGTGACGCCTGATGGAGTCGATCTCTCCATCACGCCGCTGACGGCGACGGTCCAGGAATACGGCAACTGGACGAAGATTTCCGAGTTCATCAACCTGACCGGCTTCGACCCGCTGCTGACGGAAGTCTCCGAGCTCATGGGCGAGAACGCTGGGGAGTCGATCGACACGATCGTTCGCGACGTCATTGCCGCGGGCTCCAACGTTGTATACGCGAACGGCAAGGCCGCTCGGAATACGTTGGCTGCCGCCGACAAGATCACGGCTCTGGACATCCTAAAGGTGCGCCGCACGCTGAAGCGCAACAAGGTCAAGAAGATCAAACTGCCGAACGGCAACATGGGCTGGGTGGCGTTCATTCACACGGACGTCGCTACGGACCTCATGACAACGCAAGAATGGAAAGACCAGAACACCTACGTCAACACGAAGAACCGCGAGGAAGGCACGCTCGGTCAGATGTACGGCATCTACTTCATCGAAGTGGACAACGGCGTCAAGTTCACCGGAGCAGGCGCTTCGGGAGCGGACGTATTCGGTACACTGTTCATTGGCCGCGGCGCGTATGGCGTGCCGGACATCGAAGGTTCCAGCAAGCCGGACATCATCGTCCATAAGGCCGGTTCTGGCGGCGTATCTGACCCGCTGAACCAGTTCAACACGATCGCATGGAAGTGCGCGTTCACGGCTGTCCGCCTAAACGAACTCTGCATTGTCCGCTACGAATCCGGCGCAACGGTATAATCAATCATTCTACGGGGAGGGCTAAGGCTCTCCCTTTTCCTTGGAGGGATAACCCATGATCGAACAAAATGAGCAAGAACTGACCGCCGAGCAACAACTCGCCGCTAAGAAGGCAGCAGATAAAGCGGCCAAAGCCGCGGCTAAGGCTGCAGAGCAAGGTGCAAAGACCGAAGCGAACCTGGAGGCAGAGATTCGCAAGCAGGAGAAATCGCTTCGCCAGCAGCTCGATGAGATGCCGAAGGTGACGATTGAGATCCCGATCGACGAGAACAACCCCGATGACGTTGCGGTTGTCGGCTGGAACGGAATCATCTATTCGATTCCTCGCGGCATTGAATTCGAGGTGCCGGTCGTCATCCGTGACATCTGGAAAGAGAGTCACGAGAAGACGAAGGCCGTCAACAAGCGCATCCGGGAGAGCATCAACAAAGAAATCGTCATTATGTAAGTCATATCAAGAGACGGCCGTCCTTCACCGGGCGGCCTTATTGTTTGAGAGGAGCGGACGCCATGAAGCTATCCGAAATCATCAACGAAGTAAACAAGGATATCGACGATGATCTGGACACAGCGGACATCACATCTTGGGTGAATCGCTGCTTGGACGATCTGACTCCATTCGCGAACTACCTGAAGCAAGCGACGGTAAGCCTCGTTGCAGGCCAATCGAATTATCCGAAGCCGGCCGATCTCATTAAGATTGATCAGCTAGTCGACACCTCTCAGGCTGTCCCCTACAAGCTTCGGGAATTGCCTCTAGGCGATTTCATATCGACCGGATACAAGGTCATCGGTTCCGAAATCGTCATCCAGCCCATGCCAAAGCAAGCGAAGGTCTTAACGCTCTTTTATGAGGGAGCCCTGCCGCACCTTTCCACGGCTGACGATGTTCCAGTGATTCGTGCAGATTTCCACGATCTGCTCGTCCTCTACGGCGTCGCGCGTGCGAGATACCAAGACGAAGAAGAAAGCCTGCAAGCCGGCGCGATGACAGAGTACATGAGACGACGGCAGCAGTTTATATACGAGATGAGAAAATCTCCTCTCATTGTCATTCAGGACTTTATGGGAATTGGGTGGTAGCCGATGACGCAGAAACTCCTTTATCCGCTTAGAGACTTCTCGGCGGGCTACAACGATTCTGTCGACCCGGCACTCCTCCCGGATAATGCCTTATGTGAAGTGGAAAATGCAATCATTGGCCGGGGCTCCATCACCAAGAAGTTCGGATTCGCGAAGTACACGGTTTCGGCGCTTTCCAGCGCCATTCGGAGGATCTACACCTTCTTCAAGAACGCGGGTCCAACCGAGATGCTTGCGGTATCCAATGCCACCCTGTACAAGGATAACAGCGGCACGCTTGAGCCAATTCCCGTTTATCGCTATCAAACGATCGAGGATTGCGAAGATCCATGGGATGAGTCGGTTAATGCCAACGTAACAGGTTCCATCGACACGGCTGACAAAAAGGCGGGGAATGCAAGCGTTAAGCTTGTTGTGGCTGCGGCGGCAGCGGCAAATACGATCCTGGCGACAGAAGTTATTCCGGCCACCGATATCTCCCAAGGAACACTCGTTAGGCTATGGATCAAATCTAGCGTTGCGACGAATGCGGGCGATCTTCAACTGCTTCTCGACAATACGGCAGCATGCGCCTCTCCCGTCTATGCGCTCTCTGTACCTGCTTTATCCGCCAATGAGTGGAAGCGCGTCGAGATGCCTTATGATGGAACGGTCGCCGGGAGCGCCGCGATCATCTCGATTGGGCTCAAGTACGTCGTCGATATCGGTGCCTGCACGATCTGGCTAGATGATGTAGACGTCCGCTTTCTATCGGTAATGACGTCTAGCGACACCGACATGTTGACGTACAAGAACCGATCCCTACAGGACGTTGTGCTTATCGCCGATGGCGGGAAGTTAAAGGCGTACAATCCGAGCCTGCCTGGTGTGGTTGAGGTAAAGCCGTGGGTCGCTACGACGCAGGAGCAGACGGACCCGGGTTTAAATGACTTGGCTAACCTGACGAACTTCCGGTCAATCGCCATCAAGCAGGATCGGATCTTCGCTCTAGCCCACGACAAGGTGCGGAATCGCCTCAGCTTCTGCCACCACGACCCGACGCTCGGATATGCGGTCTTCGACTACTGGCCGGCGGCGTTCTTCTTTGACCTCGTGAGCGAGCTCAACGATGAGTCATTGCTGATCCGAGTGTTCCGCGACGCGATCATCGTGTTCAACCGAAAGACGGTATGGTCGCTCACGGGAGACGGTCGAACCATCAACGACTATGACCTCCATCGGTTGAATGTTCCGAGTGGCCTCCTAGCTCCGGGATCGGTTGCGTATGTCGGGAACAATCTGGTCTATCTATCGGACGACAATTGCATTTACAGCCTCTATTCGACCGATAAAGAGTACATCAGCGCATCCGACATCTCCGTGATTAAGGACAGCAACGGAACCATCGTTTCGAGCGTAAAGCGCACACTATCGGGTATCTCCAGGGAAGATAAGGCGAAGGCGATCGGGACATATTTCGACGGCAAGTATTTTCTCTCTTTCCCGAGCGGCCTGACGCTTATTCTCGATACGACCTTGAACTGCTGGACGAAATGGACGAATATCAAAGCGAACTCCTTCCTCGAACGGGATGGGGTTCTTTACTTTTCGTCCAATACGGGTCACATCTACAGGATGGAACCTACTGCGAATACAGATGACGGCGAGGCTATCCAGGAGCGCATAAAGACCAAGAAGCTCGATTTCGGCTATCCGGCACAGGTGAAGAAATTCCGGACGGCCAAGTTTGTTGCGAAGCAATTCGAAGCCGAATCGTCATCGTTTAACGTCCGCGTTTGGGTGGACGACATCGAAGTCGACGCAGCAGATATCTCGACGGACATCTCCGGTGTATGGGATGAGTCGGAATGGGATGATGTTTCCTGGGACTTCAAAGACGTCGTCATTCTGGATATCCGTGTTCGCAAGAAGGGCTACACGATTCAATATGAGATCACAAGCAATAACCCGAACGAGCCCTTCACTCTTTACCAGATCAACCAAGTCTTTAAGATAAAGAAACTGAAAGGATGACGCGAATGGGACTGCTCAGTAGGTTATTCGATTTCCAAGCAGGCTCTCGGATTCGGTCCGGGCAGGTAGACGCAGAGCTTGACCAGCTCGTGGCCGGTCACAACGACCATGACGGACGCATCGTGGCTATGGAGCAAGGCGGGGCGACTGCGGCTCAGTTGGCAGAGACGAATGGCCGGGTAACTACGCTAGAAACAAACTCCGCAACGCATGCTGAGGTTGCACAGGCGATCACGGAGGCAATGCTGGGAAACCCGCCGATTGGCGGCGTGACGACGGAAATGCTGCAGAATGGCGGCGTAACCCCTGAGAAGCTTTCTTTCGATCCTGCGACGCAAGCGGAATTGGATGTGGCGATTGCATCTGAGAGGAAAGCAGCAAGCATCAGCGCGGTTCCAGCGCAAATCTACGCCTATAAAAATTTCGGGGGGCTATGATCAATGGCAGCATACGAACCAATAGCACGAAATTATTCCATCTTTCCTACGAAGCCTAAAGTCGGGTCGGGGAAGGTTCTTGCAGCGAATACGAACGTTGATGGGACTGGGACGTTGGTTCCAGTCTTTCCTGCCGGCGCGGACGGTGCCATTGTCGATTCCATCTCTATTGTTCATTTAGGTGCGAACACCGCCGCTACTGTGCTTCGTCTGTTTGTCAAGGATGGGTCGAATTATTCTCTGTTCTTCGAAAAAACGATTCCTACCAACGCCGGCTCCCAAGTCGCAGAAAGTGTATTTTACGACATCCTTTTCAACGGTACGGACCGCAAGAGGCTGATCCTCCCACCTAATTCGCAGATCGTAGCTTGCGTAGGCACGGCCCTCACGGCGGGCCTTCTGGTGACGTGTTTCGGTGGAGACTACTAAGAGGGGGAAAGATCATGTTTAACACCTTCCCTATCCCCAAGCCTGATGTACTCGGTGGTATGATCAAGAGTATCCAAAGTGGATCTACGGTGATAGCCGCCTCTAGTACAACGACAACGATCACTGTTTCTCCAGTAAACCCGAAAAACTCTATTCTTATGTTCACGTTTACCCCTTCTTCTGGTGTTAACTACACGGCATATGCATCATGTAAAATCGTGGACGCAACAACCATAACGTTTAATAGATACACAGCTTCCGCACAAGGAGTAAGCATATCGTGGCAATTGATTGAGTTTTCTTCGGTGAAGTCCTCTCAAACAGGTTCGTTCAGTTCTGGCATAGGAACAACCGTTATTCCAATATCTACTGTGAACCCAAACAAGGCCATTTTCTTTGTTAGCTTTTCAACCAGCAGTAACGCTAGTACTTCCATGAATGAACTCATGAGATACGATTTAAGCGCCTCTAGCATTACAGCGACATCACCTAGTGGCATGGCAAGAACATTCGAATTCCAAGTATTAGAATTCCCGTGAGGTGACCCATGAGATACTATGCATCCTTAACTGGCGATATCTGCACCGGGGTCCAGCAGACGACCGGACAGATCATCGCAGATAACATTATCGATATCACCGCTGAAGTGGAGTCGGGAACTCCGAGCGGTGATTTATTATGGCGTAAGCGGATCGGGGACGGATGGAGTGAGGAGAAGTACGAGCCAGAGATTCCTACCGGACCATCAGATTCCGAGCGCATCGACCAACTCGAAGCTATTAACGCAACGCTGTTACTCGACGCCGCCAACAAAGATATCCAGTTAGCGGATCTCATGATGACGGTCGCTCAATTACAAGCGGGAGGTGCTGCTTAATGCGGTATCAATGGATCAAGCAATTCTATGACGCTGGAATGGCCGGATATGACGCCAACGGCATCAGGGTATTTGTAGCGGCCGGATGGATCACCGCTCAACAATACGAGTCCATCACTGGAGAACCCTATTAATCGGCGAAAATCTTGACCATTTTCCACAAATTGCCGATAATTAGCGTATCATGGGTTACGAGGTGATAGGATGAAAAGGAAGATCATAGCCTCTATCATCGCCGCTTTCGTATTGTTCAGCGGTGTAGCCGCCGCGGCTACGGTTAAGTGGAACGGGTACACGGCTTTTCAGATATTTATCGGATCATCCGAGGTCAAAACAGCGGAGCCGGCCATCATCATCAAGGACAAGACGTTCATTCCGGCCAGTGCGCTAAAGGCGATGGGGATCGGAGTCACTGCCGGGAATGGACGAGTGACTATCACGCCTCCGAAGCCGATAGAGAAGCCGGCAATCAAGCTTGACCAGGTGACACAGATCATGAAGTCGGTCTTTATGGTCTACGGCTATAAGCCGGACGGCAGCGGGCGCACTCAGGGCAGCGGGTTCGTGATAGATGGCAATATCCTAATCACTAACTACCACGTCGCGGGGGCAAGCAATCAGATCGAGATCATTGTAGACGGACAGACCGTGCAGAAAACGGCAGCCGACGTCCTATTCAAGGATGAAAAGGTCGACATCATGGGAATAAGGCTCGATGGTCAAAATCCCATTCCTTTTACTGAGGAGTTGCCTGCTTTATCCGATAATGTGTACGCAATCGGATTCCCTGATGGTGCTTTCAAGATGAGCCAAGGAATTCTCTTATCAATAGGAGATATCGACGGCGTGAAAAATACTTTAATTCACAATGCAAAAACAGACCATGGAAGTTCTGGAGGCATTCTATTCAATGCCAAAGGAGAAGCGGTAGGGTTGACATCTTGGGTATCAAATACAGGGAATGCAGGTGGAGCAATCCCGATGAGCTACATTAAAACGGAAATAGATAAACTGAAATAAGACCCTTCGGGGTCTTTTTCTTTTGGAGGGATGATATTTGGCGACGACCGCGACAACCTCGACCACTTCGACGCTTGATCCTAAAACCCTTGCAGAAATTCAACGCAAGGCAACATATGGGGAGAAGTTAGCCGCGCCTGATGCTCAGAAACAGGCGATTTACGATCAATTTAGAAGTAACATGACCAACGAGGTTTATCGGAAAGCCGATTCCGGGATCGATTTAACAGATCAGAATAATGCCTACAATGTGAAGCTCTATAACGATAGAATCGCCTCCAATAACGCTAAGACCGGATCAGAATCCACGGGCAAGGAAGGCTTTCAGGCCCCTAGCTATTCCGCGATGGATTACGCGACAGCTCTCAGTCAAGCTAATCAGCAGCTCGATCCGCTTTACCAGCGGGCCGTCGAAAACATCAAGTCCCAGCAATGGCAGAACAACCTTAACGCCGGTGAGACTGCCTCTGCACACGGCGGAGCGCATTCAGGGCTTGCGGCTGACCTTCAGAACAAGGTCAATATCGCCGCGGCCAGCAATATTGCCGACGCTGATGCGCAACGCTCTTCGAAAGCAGCAGAGATTGCCCAGGCGCTTGTGGCGAGAAGCGAGGACAGAGCGGACGGCTTGCGTCAACAGGCATTCAATGAATACCTCGGGCAAGCGAACCTGGATCTGTCGAGAGACCAATTCGACTACTCCAAACAGTCCGACACTCGGAATTACAACCGCAGCGTATTCGAGTCCGATCGGGCTTACAAGGCCCAACAGGCACAGCAGGAATGGGAGAATAACTTCAACCAGTCGCAATTCGATTGGTCGAAGGCACAACAAATCTGGGAGAATGCCTTCCAAGAGAAGAACTTCCAACAGTCCGTTAAGCAGTTCGCGGCCAACATGGGTTATAACTGGGCTTCGCTTAGCCAGCGTCAACAGGAATCTCTCGCGAACCAGGCATTCCAGCAGAAGCAATTCGAAGCCGATCAATATTGGAAGCAAAAAAGCTTTGACTGGGAGACGAGTCCGAACAACCCGAGCAACTCCTCGAAGACGCCTCAGCCTTCGGAGAACCAGATTCTATCGGAATACGTCAGCAATTTAGACTCCCTCACGCCGGACAAGATCAAATCGTTCTTCAGTGATGAGCGTTCGAAAATAATCAACGATCTGGGCGCGAACGGATTCAATCAGCTTTACGGCATGTATTTCGACCAGTATGGCATCCCAAAAAGTAAGTAGGTGATGGGCAATGGGCGTCACGAGTATCGACTGGAGCAAATACGGCGTCAAGGATGATCGAGGCTCAGGCAATAAAACGAGCCTGACTTCCGTCGATTGGTCGAAGTACACAACCCCAGAGAAAGAAAGCACCTACAACCGCGAGGAAATGCAGAAGATTGGCTTGGACGCCGCAGGCATCCGGTCCTCTTATGAGCGAATTGCCGATGGTAAGATGGAGTTGCCAAGGCCGATCCAGCCGGGGAAAGAAGAAGTTAAGTTGAGCGCTTACGAGAAGTGGTATGACAAGCACATCGGTAATAGCTGGCTTGGAAAGGCTTTGGGGGCCGCGCAGAAAGCCGACCGTTCTGTATCGAATTTCAAGGCCGGGGCGATGGATACAGCGTCGTTCGGGGCGTCCCAAGGACTTGGGCGAATGGCAATTAATTCGCTTGAGAGTGGGGACAAGAAGGATCTACCTTCGCTTGTTGCTGCTCCTGGGTCGAAAGGCGATCTACAAGAAATCTTCGACGCTCGGCGTGAAAGCCCAGGGTACAAGGTCGGAGAAATCGCCGGTTACATTCCTCCGGGCGCACTGATCGAGCGCGGCCTTGCAAGCGCAGGTAAGGCAGTCGGTAAAGAGATAATTAAGGGATCTACCAAGAAGGCCATCGCCCGGGGAGCGGTTGCAGGCAGTATTGACGCGGCCGCCCAAGAGACGGGCGATAAATTGTTCCGAGAAGGCGAGTTCGATCCGGAGAATGTTGCGATCGGCGGTGTGGCAGGGGGAACAATTGGAGGGGTATTCAGCAAGCTAGGAGAATACGCGCCTAAGATGAAGAGCGCCTTTGATGGCCTACTGAAGCGAAAGCAGGCAATCTCTCCAGAAGTCGAACAGGCCGCAAGCGAGGTTCTTGCAACAGCTACTCCAGAATCTACAATCCGCATGGGTCCAGCGGAGCGAATTAAGACGACCAACGACTTGATGACGGAAATCGGGGCAGAAGTGAACAAACGGATGACCCCGCCTCTTGATAATCCGAACGAACTGGCGAAGTGGCTGCAGACGAATCTCGGCGATGATATCCCTCTTAATGAGGTAAATAAGCTGAGCCCTGATGATATGCGGCAGCTCGCCGAAGAAGTTCGTTCAGGAATGAGTAAGGCTGAAGTTGCGATGAAGGTCGCCAACGAGAAAGGTCACGACTTCCGCACGCTACTTGAACAGTACCGCAAGGCACCGAATGAGGCGGCGGCAGCCCGGGAGGCGGTAACGCTCAATCAGGATGAGATCCCGTTCAGCATAGAAGAGCCGGGAGTCGGCATGAAGCCTGATGACTACGCGAAGGCAAAGGCAGAGCGCGAGGCGCAGAGAGCCGCGAGAGGGACGGATGACGTCACTTCGCAAGTGGCTGACGATCTTCAAATATTCGACCCCGCTGATGTGAAAGATATCAACGGGTTCACGGCCTATACCCGCGACTTTTATCGCAACATGGAGAAGGCGCTTGGAGAGAATGCCAAGCCGTACATCGAATCGTTCAACGCGGCCAAGAAGGCGAACGTGGACATGCAAGAATACTGGGTAAACCGCTTGAAAAACGAAGTGGTGGACAAACTCGGGATCGAGAAGGACAGCAAACTTTCTTCCCTGGTCCAGCAGTACGGGGAGAAGACGATCACGCTCGACGAGCTCAAACTGAAGGCACCGAAGGACTGGGAGAAGGTCGTCGAGGCGGATAAGTGGTTCCGCGAGGCTTACGATAACATGATCGACATCGTGAACGATGTTCGGCAGAGAATTTACCCCAACAACCCGGATAAGATCGTGCCGAAGCGAGAGGATTATTACCGCCACTTCCGCGAACTGGACGGACTGGAGGGGCTAAAGAATCTCTTCGAGACGCCGGCGAATATTGACCCGAGTCTGGCCGGGACATCGGACTTTACGAAACCGAGAACCAAATTTGCCGGGTTCATGCAGCGGCGCGGTCTCGGGCCGTACAAGAACGACGCGGTTGGCGGCTTCCTCAATTACCTGCCGGCCGCTTCACATGCGACCCACATCGACCCGGAGACAGCTAAGATCCGGAGCCTGGCAGAGGCCCTACGAGGCTCCAGCCCGGACGGCAGCAACAACACCTTCATCGAGTACCTGGACGACTTCGCAAACGATCTAGCAGGCAAGACGAACCCATTCGATCGGGCGGTTCAGAAGGTCGTAAGCCGGAAGGTAATGGGCCTTGTCAATTGGATCAGCAACCGAGTGAAGTCAAATACGATTCTCGGGAACGCTGGATCTGCCATCGCGCAGACCGCGAACATTCCTCTTGGCATAGCTCACGCGAAGCAGTATGCGGTGCCGGGGTTCGTCCGTACAGTATCAGCAGCATTCAAGGAAGATGCGGCGATGGCCGAATCCGGATTCCTGAAGGAGCGTTTTGCTCAGCAGATGTATCGGCAATTCGATACGAACTGGCTAACCCTTAAGAACCCACTTCACATAAAGAAGCTGGCCGAATGGACGATGGAGACCGCGGACAAGCTGGGGACTTATTTCGTTTGGAATTCTTCTTATGCGAAAGCGCTGGCTGATAAAGTAGCGGACCCGATCGCGCATGCAGACGACATAACGAGGAAACTCGTTGCCGGTCGTGGCGTCGGGGAGACCCCGCTGTTCCTCAAGTCGAAGGTCGGGAAGCTCATTGCACCGTTCCAGCTCGAAGTCGGGAACCTCTGGCACGTCATGGGTGACTTTGCAAAGAAGAAGGACTTCACCGGCTTGGCCGTCCTCTTTACGGCTAATTGGTTGTTTAACCAGGGAATGAAGCAGGTCCGTGGCTCTGGCGTGACTTTCGACCCGATTCAGGCGACCATTGACGCGGTTGAGGGTAAGGACATGACAGCCGAGCAGCGTGCCGGCCGGATCGGCGGTGAGGTCCTGTCCAACGTGCCGCTCGGGCAGACCATTGCGAGTCTGTTATTTACTTCCGCGGACCGCCAGAAGTACTTCGGGAAGAGCGACCCAACGCGCTTCGGTTCCGGCCTGCCGCTTGCGAAAGCGATCGAGGACCCGCTGCACTTTGTACTCCCGGGATTCGGTGGTAATCAGATCAAGAAGGCGACGCAAGGCGTCGAGGCGATGTCAGAAGGAGCGGCATATACGCCAAAGGGTGAGATGAAATTCCCGATTACGATGTCGCCAGCAAACGTTGGGCGGTTAATCGCATTTGGCCCGAACTCAACGCCAGAGGCCCAAGAATACTACGACGAGAATCGTCGCCCATTAGGAGCGAAGGACACAGAAGCTTTCAAACAGGCAGATGATAAGAAACAGTTCTACGACAACGCTATGGCGCGCCGTGAGTTGTCTAAGATCGAGGAAGAGATCACGAAGGTTAAGAAGAGCGTCGATCTCTCTGCCGCCGAGAAGGAGAAAAAGATAGACAAGCTGGTTCAACAATACGAGCAGTTAAAAACAGACGCGGGGTTCCGTTAAGCGGACACCAAGAGGAGGCTATATATTGAACTGGCAATCCATAGTAAACGCAGGCGCCGGGCTTCTCGGCGCTTTTATTACGTTCGCATTCGGTCACTGGACGGAGTCGCTGACGTTCCTGTTAACCGTCATCGGGATCGACATCATCAGCGGCGGCTATGCATCGGTCCATGAGGGACGCGGTCTTAACTCAGCGGTAGGAGCTGCGGGCTTAGCGAAGAAGGGGTTAATGCTCCTTGTCATCATCTTAAGCTACCGGGTGGATGTCCTGCTGGGCAGCGAGGTGGTAATGGGAGCGGCTATTTACTTCTATATCGCAAACGAGTTGGTATCCGTGACGGAGAATTACGGCCGTATCGGGCTGCCGATGCCGGACAAGCTGAGGCAGATCATCGCGGTTCTGAAGCAGAAGGGGGAAGCGTAATGCCAACCTATAAGAAATACGCCAAAGACGCCTTTTTCGCGCTCATCGCTCCGATCGTAATGCAAGTCCACAAGGAGGGCGGCCGGCTGCTGCCCTCTGTACGAATCGCTCAGGCTTGGCTTGAGACTGGCGGAAACGTCCCTAGCTGGAACAACCTTGGCGGCTACAAGGTTGGAAGCGGATCGCCTACGGCCTTCTGGAACGGCTCCAGCGTCAATACCGCTACGGAAGAGGTATACGGCGGCGTAACGGTCAACACGACGGCTAATTGGAGAGCCTATCCGTCGATTTACAACTATTTCAAGGATCAGGACCTCTTGTTCGCCAAGGATCGATATGCGGCTGTACGGGCGGCTACGACGCCGCTAACGCAATGCCAGGCGCTTAAGTCTTGCGGCTACGCAACAGATCCGGATTACGCCAGCAAACTCATGGCGATCGTCACGGCCAACGATTTAACCAAATATGACGGCCTTGGGGCCGGTGAGGAGGAAGAAGAATTGAAGCTGTCCGATTACCAATGGGGAATTGTTGAGGCGAAGATCAAGGCATTGATCGACGCCGGCACGGTTAAAGATGTGTCTTGGTTGGAGAAGGCCAAGAAGCGGACGCTGACGCTATCTGATCTCGCATGGCTCACGTTCGTTGTCGCTTAACAATCAACCCGGGGGCTTCGGCTCTCGGGCTTTTTTCTTTTATATACTAATACCGCTGTATTAGCTAATGGGTGTAATTGTACCGCGGAGAAAAATCGTATATATGTAAGATGAGATGATTTAACTACCATTATCCATTAAATGGAGTGATAATTATGGCTATTCTAGGATCTAATAAATTTTCACAAGGTTCGATACCTATTAAGTTTATGGGGAGGTACTTCATCCTCGAAAAAAGTGCTACCGATGTGTCTCTAAGTGTTGCATTTAAAAGCGAAGGGAAACTTTACTTTGAAATTCGAAACAATGAGCCGGTTGAGAACCCATACTCAATAGTTTCAAAAACTCCAGTTGGTATCGTGACAGTTGTGGATAGAAAAACCGATAGATTCATGTACAAGTTAAGGCCGGAATCTAACACCAGCATCATATTCGGAAAGCTAGATGGAGGAGAAATAGACATCAAGGTTTCCGATAAAGAAATTGATTTTGGAAATGGGAATACCATGAGTAGTAGTCAGTTTAAAGGAAGAATAATTGGGATTGAATTATTCGAAAATGGCGCTATAGGCATAGGTGTGACTATTACTCAAGATGATATAGATTTACTTGAGAGGCATGGGATTAGGATATAAATTTATGCATATTAGTTGGGACAACCTAATCCAGTAAATCACAGGGCTATAATGTGGAACAAAAATAGAGGGGAAAGATATGTGGAAGAGGGGTATATGCAACAACTTAAAGTTGAGATGTGTATTCAAATTCCTTCGGAGTACGTGCTGATCAGCAAAGTCGAACTTGAACAACTCAAGAGCAACGAACTGATCGGAGTCTACTGGTCTATGAAGGATCTTGAGAAACGGACAAGCCGGAAATGCGAGTGGATAAAGGAGAATATCCTCTATCCTCCTCATTTCCGGAAGATCCTCGACACCGAACAAGGTGGCTTCGTGTTCTACCCAAGATCAAAGGGTCAAGGATGGAGCTTCCATGCATTAAAAATGGCAGAGTTCTTAGACAAGCAGTTTGTACAAATTTTCTCAAAAGGCGTATAAAAATGTTCTATACAAATCATGCGAAGAATCACTAAGGAGCAGGAGGGATGACCTCGCTGCTCTTTTTTATACTTCGTATTGCTTTATTTCTTCATCAATTTCATTCCGAATTTTTTTTAGCTCATCAATTTTATGTACCTTGGTATTAATGAACACAGCTAATAATGAAGGTAACATCAAGACCAATACTTCAATGATAGTGCACACTACAACTAAACTAATCCATTCTTTAAAGGTGTTAGGCTTATAAATAAAATACCCCGCGATTGAATACATGATAATTTTTACTATTGAAGCGAGTCTATATGCTGTAAGAAATCTATCAGTCATGAAAAACATTGCGGCACTCCCAACATAACCCCCATCGGCTGAGGAATTTGCTTTCACATCAAGATCGACATTATTTTACAACATATAGGTTACTTGTGGAAACGACTCTTGATAAGAACTTTTGTTCGCATTATAATACAAGAACAAACGTTCTTATCTTGGAGGCGAGCAGATATGTCCATCGAGAAGTTTATCGGACGTCGTGTTGAAGTCATTTACCAAAACGGCAAAGGTGAGCTGTCGCAGCGGGTCGTTACCGTGCATTCGGTGACCGGCGGTAGAGCCCGTGTCTTTGATTGCGATAAGCAGGCGTTCCGAACCTTCTCGCTGGATCGTATCCTCGCTGTCATGCCAACTAGGAGGGCATCATGAGTAAAGCGCCAGTACCGGCAATAGGCCAGTTAACAGCAGACGAGATGTACCTGGTAAGAGAAGCTATCCTGCTTCCGTTGATCCTTCAGATGCTCGACAAGAAGCTAAAGGAAATGGAATGGTCATCCGACACGCTAAAGACGCTCTATAAACGTTCTATCGAGCTCGTGATAGATCGGGTGCTTCAGGATCACATTGGTGTACGTAAGGAGCTGCGGGCCAGAAGGATTAAAACGTGGGACGGAGACAACACTGATTTCGCGCTTTACATTAACTACAACTGCCGGGGATACGACGGTAATTTCTTTGTTACTCATGACCTTGCTAGGTCTGAGATTGGAGTGAGGCTAGGCAAGTACATCCAGGAGGCATTCTTGCCGGTTACAGGAGGCCTGACATGAGGGATATCTATGTCGTGATCCACGGCGGCGTCAATGTCCTTGTGACTCCCGTATTCATCGATGCTTTTAGACGATACATGGAGAGTTTTGAAGAGGGGATACGGGTCGAGGTCTGGCGGAATGGGGAGTCCTCGACATGCTGTGATATCTCTGATTTCATGGCAGTTGGGTTAGTAAGAAGGATGTAAAAAGTAACAGAAATGACAGGGATATAATTCCATGCCTATTTGAGCTTGACAGTTACATGATTCGACAGCTTTCGACCGTAAAGAACGGATATTGTAAAAATAACGAAGTGTAACCTTATTAGTTTACAAACCCTGCAGGAGGTGAGTAGAAATCTACTCAGTCCGGGTTCCGATCTCAATGACATGGAGATCCTCTGCTCGGCAATCTAGAATGTATGCAGCATTGATCGCTTGCTCGAACGAGAAGTTTGCAAGTCTCTGATTCACCTTGTAAATAAACTGGCGTGTAACTCCAAGTCTCCTTGCCAATTCTGCCTGAGTAATGCCTCGCTTTCTGCATAATTCGGGAACCCGGCTCTCCCCCAAATGCAGGGAAGAAGGCACGGCATTAACTCCTTTATTCGATTTTCCTAAATTATAACATCAAAGGTGGGACAGAGGTATGGATATGATGAAATGGCTGGAACCTTCCTTATTAAAGCGAATCGATCAGGTTTCTGAGTTTTGCGAAAAGGAAATGGAAGTTGTCGATCAAGAGTTCAAGAGGATATTTACGTCGATATCTCGAAAGATCCCAGAGGCTTCGACAGAAATGCTTCGGCTGGAATCTCTGTTCATTAAAAGATATGCCGTGGTAGAGATCGCTTACCGTGAAGGTTTCAAAGATGGGTTGTCATTCAAATAAGGTTGAAATCAGAAAGCCCCAGTTAATTCCTGGGGCTTATTTTTATGCGACCACGTTTGACCACATATTGACCACATCGGAGTGTTAAAGATGTTCGGCATGTTATGAATTAAAACGAGTGCGCTAGTAAATAATGACGTATGTTTGTCAAATTACATATCAAAAATCGAAAATGAGAGCTTATTCTTATACCTTCGATAAAGAGTCTTTTGTCAAACCCCGCATAAAATAAGGCGCGAACGCATGTGAAACTGGTGCATGACCACAAATTGACCACATCGACTCATTTTTAAATGCTCCTCATCAATTCAGAGAATCTTTGAGAAGCTTCCCGTTTAATCGCTTTAGTAACGTGAAGGTAGATCTTCTTTGTTGTGGCGTCATCTTCATGTCCGAGCCTTTCCATTATTGCAGGAAGCTCTACCCTAGCTTCGGCCAACAGGGATGTATGTGTGTGCCTAAGCGAGTGTGGGGTTAACGTTTCGTCTAATTCAGCTCTTTTCAATAATCGAGTCATTCTACCTCTTACGTAATGTGGACTTATGGGGTATCCAGGGTATTTATTATTTTCAACGACAAAAACATAACCTTCGTCTAGGTATGTTTTTCTATATTTCATCATTAGTCTTTTTTGCTTCGCCATGTGAGCTTCAAAAAGATCAATTAGAATCTCATCGAAATCAATTGTCCGTCTTGACTTAGGTGTCTTCGGAGGCAATAACAGATATTCGTCTGTTTTGCCCTTGTTGTAATAAGTCTTAGTTATACTTATAGTTCGAGCAATCAAATCGATGTCTTTCCATTTGAGTACGCATAATTCACCAATTCTCAGTCCGGTGTAGGCCAGTAAAGTGAAAATAAGGGGATCGTTCGGCTTTCCTCGTTCGCGTACCGTTTTCAAAAAGTGAGAAAGCTCTTCTTTTTCTAAGTATCTTGTTTCTTCCTCTTCGTTTTCTAACTCTTCAACTGTTTTTTGAAATTCGGGAATGGTTACGTACTTAACAGGGTTCTCTCTTACCTCTTTCCACTCGACAGCCTTATCGAAAATCATCTTGGCGACAACATGAACTCCTATAATTGCGCTTTTGCTGTAGTCATCATCTTTCATCCCGTCGAGTATATCCTGAATGTGCCGTGAAACTACATCCTTTAGTTTGATAAATGACAATTCTTTAAGCAGATGATCCATTCCGCATTTTCTAGCCTGAATTGTGCTGATCTTAACTTTACCGGATTTTTTGTACTTTTCGAACCAAGTTAGAGCAAAGTCCTTGAATAGAACATCGCCGCCATCGATATAGGTTCCGTTTTTAAATTCCAGTAAAATACGAGCTGCTTCTAATTTGGCTTCCTCTTGGGTGGCGAAGCCACTCTTTGTCTTTTGCTTCCTGTCGCCCGTTTTTGGATCTATGCCTATGTCAATAGTAAACGACCACTTAGCTCCACAAGTACACTTTTTCTTCTTACAAGTGCAACCTCTACGCCGGTAGTATGCCATTAGACATGCTCCCTTTCTGGTTTAAAATGACCCATGTAAAGACCACAAACTATAACTTGATTTGGATATGCTTCAATATCCGTGAAACTTTCATTTTCCGGGGACAACCGCACTTTATTAGAGTCATTTTCCCAACGCAGTCGCTTAAGAGTTCCTTTTTCCCCTTCGACTAACGCTGCGACGATTTGGCCGTTATGTTCCGCCCAAGGAGCTCGTCTCATATAGACGATATCGCCGTCTTCAATTCCAGCGCCGATCATAGAATTCCCTTTTACCCGAAGTGCAAAATCTGGTTGTCTCTTTGAGGGGAATGGATATTGAATATACTCTTCAATGTTTTGTTCAGCTAGAAAACCATCGCCAGCACAAATTGAGCCTACTACCGGAATTCTTGTATCGGTGTTATTGCCATTATTCATTATGTTGATCCCGAGAAGATAACCGATGTCGGTCCCAAGAGCATTAGCATACAAAGCAATGTCATTGATCGGGAAATCTCTTTGAAGGTTCTCATATCTGGATAGAGTTGACTTCGCAACACCTACCCTGCCAGCCAATTCCTCTACAGATATTTTCTTTTGTTCTCTTAGGTTTTTGATAACCTCAATAATTTCCTTTGACGACCTCATTATTTATCCACCTCGGGAACAATTATAATACAAGTGTTCCCTGTAGGCAACAAAAATATGCAAAAATGATCTTGATGTTGACAAACGGGAACAATGTCGATATATTGGGAAACAAGGAAGGAGGTGCCTCGCTTGGTATTTAATCTTCAACGATTGAGATACGAGCGGCTATCGAGAAAGGTAACAGAGCAGAAGATGGCCGAAACGCTGAACATCAACCGTTCTTCTTATCATAAGAAAGAGAACGGGAACATCAAAATCAGCGTTGAAGAATTCGGGAAGATTCTAGAAGTACTTGGTATCCCGCAGACTGAAGCAGGGATTTTTTTTACCCTAAGTTTTCCCGAACGGGAACAAACGACAGCCTAGTGGGAAACTGACCTTATGAAGGAGGTTTGAAAGTTGACGATCAATGAGCTTCCCGATGTATTGACTGCTCCAGTCATAGCGGAGCATCAACAATGTGCTCCGCAAACAATTTATGTCCTATTGCGGAAGAGCCCAGCAGATGGCGGGATTCCAAGTTACCAATTCGGGCGTTCTCGGCGGGTTCAGAAAGAAGACTACATGAAATGGCTTGAGGATCGAAAGAGAGATTCTCAAGCTAGGTTCGCAAAGTAAAGGAGCTGATCCCCATGCGGATAACAAAACCAGGTTGGGCGTCCTTAACGCTCGGAGAGAAACTATCGATCCTTGATTACGCTGTATACCGGTCTCGTAAGCGCTGGGCAATGAGGGGAGAGGTGAGAGGGTGAAGGACTTAACGCAAGCCAAGGAAGTAAGGAACGCCTCGTCGGCAGCAGAAACAAATGAATTGCTTAGCAAGGGATGGACGTTGCATTCCATCCACCCCGCAGTCTTCGGAGTTAATTACGTTTTGATTCGATTTTAAGAACCTAGGCTGCTGAACTCTTCATTCAATTTCGTCCGCCTACTTGATGATGGTCTTCCAAGCACAAACATCGGACAAGAAATTTCTTCGTTCCGGTAAGGAACAACACTTAGGAGTTTCCATCCTTGCTTCAAGAATCCATTCGCTTCGAAGTCGCTAGAAGTCTGAACCACTTCAACAATATCATCGAACATTGATTTCTCTCCTTCAAGTGAAATGGTAAGTCTGGACAACTTCCAGTATTCGACAGGAGATGAGGTTAACCCTTCAAAGGAGGTAAGGCTATTGAATCAACTTCAAGTATTCAACTTCCAAGAAACTCAGGTCCGGACGGTCGAGAAAAACGGACAACCTTGGTTTGTGCTTAAGGATGTCGCTGACGTATTGGAAATAGGACACGTACCGGCATTGCGGCAGCGGCTNTCCGATGATGTAGTTTCAAACTACCCCATCCNTGATTCGCTTGGNCGCCAGCAAGAAACAACNATCATCAACGAAGACGGCCTTTACGATGTCATCCTNGAAAGCCGAAAGCCAGAAGCTCGGGCCTTCCGAAAATGGATCACNTCCGAAGTGCTCCCAACAATCCGCAAGACCGGCTCTTACACGGCAGACAAGCCCAAATCTCAAGCCGAGCTCCTTCTGATGTATGCACAAGGCTTTGTCGAGATGGAGCAGCGCGTCGAGCGGATGGAATCGACGGTAACCGCAATCCAAGAGACCTTCACCAAGCGCGACGAGGACTGGCGCAATCAGCTTAACGGCATGATCAACGGAGCTGCATACCGCGCCGGAATGTCATACCGCGATCTCCGGAACGAAAGCTACCGGCTGCTGGAGGAACGCGGGCATTGTGATCTGAATGCCAGACTGCGCAACCTTAAAACCCGCCTACAAGATTCCGGCGCAACTAAGACGCAGATCGACGGAGCAAACAAGATGGACGTCATCGAGAGCGATCCACGGCTTAAAGAGATTTATACGAGTATCGTCAAGGAACTGGCGATCGGATCTTTAGCAGGGAAATGAAAAAGGCCCAAACTCGGGGTAGGAGCCGAGTCGGGCCGCGTCCAAAAAATGTTACCGCAATACTATCACGAAAGGAGCGGCTTTGACAATGCCTAATCTGGACCGCTTCTCGCAAGGACTCCCGGACCCGCAGGACAAGCCCCTAGATATGGTCGGGGTTTGTGGATGCGGATGCCGTGAACGGATTTACTTCGGGGATAAAGGCGTATGGCGCGATGACGGGGTTTATTACGTCAACGGTGATCACTACGCCAAGGCTTCCGGCGCAGAAGGGATGGATGTTGAATGGTCCTGAGCAACTGCTGTGGCGCCGAGGTAGAGACAACTCGGAATAAGGTTCAATCGTGCATCATTCCGCTTTATTACGATACTCATACCTGCTCAGACTGCGGTCAATTCTGCACGTGTAAAACCGTCAGCGATTGTTGCAAGGGTGATATTGTTCGAGGGCATCGCCGGGAGTATCCTCTCGGCGGGTCTACCTGGTACGAAACTCAGATCGTCGAGGTCTGTGACATATGCGGCAAAGAATGTGAACCAATTACGATCGGGGAGGGTTAAGCGTGGACGGATTGATCACTCACGAAAACATGATGCAACGGCAAGAGAAAAGCGTGACAGCGGAAGCGATGGTAAGCCGGCAGGCTCAGGAAGTCCAGGTCGCCATGCTTTCGGCCAAGAGATTTCCGCGTGATGAATACGAATCTTACAACCGCATCATGAAGTCTTGTGAACGGTTGTCTTTGGCAGAATGCGCCATGTATGAATATCCAAAGGGCGGCCAGAAGGTAACAGGCCCATCGATCCGGCTGGCAGAGGCAATTGCACAGGCTTGGGGCAATATCGACTCGGGAGTCGTGGAACTGGAGCAGCGTTTGGGAGAGTCTACGATGATGGCATATGCGTGGGATCTCGAAACAAATACAAGACAAGCTCAAATTTTTACCGTCAAGCACTCCATGAAAGCCAAGGGGGCCGTCAAGAATCTTGATGACCCGAGGGATATTTATGAGCTAACTGCGAATCAAGGGGCGCGCCGGCGCAGAGCATGCATCCTTGCGGTCATCCCTGGAGACGTTGTCGATGCGGCGGTTGAGAAGTGCAAGGAGACAATCCGGAAGGGGCAGAAGGAGCCACTTGAAGACCGCATCCGCAAGATGCTGAGTATCTTTCATGGTGAATTCCAGGTCAGCAAGGATTCCGTTGAAAAGTTTATCGGTTGCGCGGCCGAAGCCTTCTCTGAGAATGACTTTATCAGGCTAAAGAGCGTATATCGTTCCCTTCGAGACAATATGGCGAAGCGCGAAGATTTCTTTGAAATTCAGAAGCCTCGGAGTGAAACGGATTCTCCTTTGAACCAGGAGGAAGGCTCCGATGAAGCTGACCAAGGATAACTACTACTCCAACGAAGCCAACCGCCATTATATGTCCGTGAGCCAGTTTAAGGGCTTCGTACCCGCTTATGACGGGTGCGAGGCTCGGGCAATGGCTGAACTCTCTGGGACCTACCAGAGGCCCCAGAAAGACGCTTTCGACGAGGGACATTACCTTCATTCTTGGAACGAAGGAACCCTCGACGAATTCAAGGCGAACAACCCCGATTTATACAGCAGCCGCGGACCAACGTCCGGGCAGCTCAAGTCCAATTTCCAACACTGTAACAAGATGATCGAGGTCCTGGAACGAGATCCGCTTGCTATGAAGGCTCTAGCCGGCCAGAAGGAAGTCATCCTGACCGGAGAACTCTTCGGGATTCCGTGGAAGGTCATGCTAGACAGCTATCAAGGCGAGAAAGGGCTGTTCGCCGATCTCAAGGCCCTGAAAGAGATGGACGGCAAATGGTGGAACAAGGAAGCCCAGGCTTATGAGAACTTCCTTGACCACTACGGATACACGATCCAGATGGGCGTTTATGCCGAGATCGAGAGGCAAGCGACCGGTCGGAGTAACTGGCTAATCCCACATATGGTCATCGTGACCAAGCAGGACCCGCCAGACCATGAAATCATCTATTTCGATTACGACGCTATTCAATCGGCTCTCATGATCGTGGAGAAGCACATCGATCGGGTTAAGGCGGTCAAGTACGGACAAGCCGAACCAGTTCGCTGTGAGAAATGCGATTACTGCCGGGGAACAAAGGTCATCAAGAGCATTAAACATTACGCCGAGCTGGCGTTGTACTGAGGAGGAACTATGGCAATTAGCGAGATCCCTGATCATCCTGGCTATTATGTTGATTCTGAAGGAATCGTTTATAGCCAGTGGGTTAACAGAGGAATGCATGGACTCGTTAGGGGCAGTATGTTGAAACCTTTGAAGACCAGTAAAAACAAGAGCGGTCATTTGCATATTCGTTTCGGAAGAAACGGGAGTAGCGACCTTGTTCACAGGCTTGTTTACCGAGTTTTCGTCGGCGAAGTCCCAAATGGATTGAATGTTTGCCACAAAGACGGAGACCCGACAAACAATGCTTTGAGCAATTTGTATGCCGGTACGCAATCAGAAAACATGAAAGATACCGTCAAGCATGGTACTTGTTCGTTTACAAAATTAACTGAGGATCAAGTCAGGGAAATTTTGAGCCTCCAAAACAAAATGATGATTAAGGATATAGCCATCAGATTCGGAGTGAACCGGCACGCAATAACGAACATTTATCGTGGCAGAACATGGACTCACTTAACGAAGAAAGGTAGTTGAAACCATGAACAAGGTAATTTTAATCGGCCGTGCTACGAAAGATTGGGAGTTAAGGTACACGCCAAGCGGAGTTGCGGTTGCGAATGGGAATATCGCAGTTGATAAGCCATTTACGAGCGATGGCGAAAGGAAAGCAGATTTCATCGACCTTGTAGCATGGAGAAAAACCGCAGAGTTGGCAGCGAACTACATTCGCAAAGGTCAGCGGTTCGGTTTAGAGGGATCTATTCAGGTTAGGAAATACGAAAAAGACGGACAGAATCGATACGCCTACGAGGTTCTCGTAGACCGAATAGAGTTCCTGGAGTCTAACCGCAACGGAAACGCCAGCGAAGGACAAGACCCATTTGCCAATGACGGAAAGCCGGTTAACCTGCCGGATGACGACCTACCGTTCTGAGGTGACGCCATGCCGATCGGAGACTTCAATCCAGCGCCGAAGCCGTCGGCCAAGAAGAAGGCCGGCACACAAAGGAGTCGCGGGAACATCGGCGNAGACGTGGACACATTGCTCAAGGATCGCTCCAAGGGCGTCTGCGAGCTCTGCGGAAAGGCTAGAGCAACAGAGAGGGCGCATCTAACCGGTCGCCCTCATATCGACCACAAAACGTCCGTGACGGACCTGATACATCTATGCTCGCCTTGCCACGATTGGTTGGACGAGACCACGGAAGGAATACGAGCGCGGAAATTCATAGCAACCGCAATCAATACAGTACTGAGTTATCGAGAGCGGTGATCAATTGAACTACATCGAGGAAGTGAACGCCTTCTATGATTGGCTCGAAACAAATTCCGTCTCTGATTCGGCGATTGTTTTATGGCACGCCTTGATGCACATAAACAGCAAGACCGGATGGAGACCAGAATTTACGGTAGCCATATCGACCCTATCCACGAAAACGGGTTTAAAGAAGGACGCCATTGGCACAGCACGTAATCGGCTACAACAAGCCGGACGCATCAGATTTACAAGCCGATCGGGGCAGCAATCTGCTATCTACTCTATCATTCCGTTTGCGTCGGTTTACCAGACACTAACCCCGACACAAAATCACAGTGGCGGTTTAACCGACACAAACACCGTCACAAACCGCGCACAAACCCCGCCACAAAGTGCGCACAAACAGCCTCCATTAGATATATCTCTTGATTTAAAAGATTTAAAAGATAGAGAGATAGATAAAGATAGGCTGCGCCGATCGGTTATTGATTTCAGGATTCAGAACGTAGGAGCCTTCGGTCTGGACATTATTGATTCATATCTCGGGGTTGTCGAAACGGATGTCATCGAAATGGCGATCAAGAGGGCCGAAGGTAAGTCGCTTCAATATTTCCAAACAGTCATTAACAACTGGATCAAAGAGGGCAAGACGAAGGCGGCGTTGATCAATCCCATTCCGGCGGCAGGCGAGTTCAAGGAATCGGCGAGGGACAAGCCTCATGGGAACCGGGGATACAGCAAAAAGCCGATCCTTCCGGTTGTGAAGGACGACGGTCCAACTGAAGAACTTAGCCCTGAACAACTTGCGGAGATGCGAGAACGCGCCAGGCGGCTAGCGATGGGGCTTCAAGAAGGAAATAAAACGCGAGAAGTGGAGATCAGAGACGATGACCTCCCCTTCTAGCAACCGGCACTATCCGGAAACCATTCATGAAGTCTGGGACAGCTGGGAGCCTCTGCTGAAGAGCAAGCTCCAATCACTCGACTATATGGCCCGACAAATGTTTACAGAAATGCGGCTCACAAATATAGCAAATCAAGAGATGATCCGGGCATACATGCAAGAACACTTCGCGCTCCTCTGGGAGCAAGTAGCAGCAGAGGAAGAAGTGAAAACGAAACGGAGGGCAAGAGAATGAGCCAAGGAACCGGACTTAACATACGGGAGATTGAACGGCAGACTCGTCAGTCCATCGAAGGGGTACAAAGCTATTTAGCGACGCTAGCCGAACTCTCATCCCTTGCGGTGCGGCTTGGGGAAGAGTATCGGATTGACCCGCGCATTGTGGCGACGATGATAGGCAAAAACATGAGTCGAGGTGCTGGCAAATGAGATTCATAGGAATCGACCCAAGCACCAAGACCGGCCTTGTCATCTTGGACAAGCACGGGGAAGTAATCGACACGATGGAGATCACCGCCAAGGGTACGGACCCGGGCCGCATGATCGACATTATCGAGCAAGTGGACTTCCAACTGGATCACGGCGACCAAGCAGCTATCGAGGGCTTCGCATACGGCGCTAAGGGCAGGGCCGTAGACATCCAGTATGGCATCGGCTGGGGGCTCCGGATGAGATTGTTTGACGGCAATACGGATTACATCGAAGTCGCGCCGGCCGCGCTCAAGAAATTCGCTGGAGCAAAGGGAAACGCAAAGAAGGACGAGCTTGCGGTTCACATCTTCAAGCGGTGGGGATTCGAACATCCCTCTGACAACGTCCGTGACGCCTTCGTGCTGGCTCAAATCGCTCGGGCAGTGTACTTGGAGCGGAACAACCGTCCAATCGATCTGACAGCCTTCCAGAGCGCTGTAGTAGCCGCCATTATTAATCCCCCAAGTAAGAAGAAACAAGGAGCGTAATAGATTGAGAGTTTTAGAACAGCTTCATGAACTACAGGAAGGCGAAGAAACGGTCATTGTCATCGGTGATAAAGCATTCGTCGTTACCCCGGCAACCGAGGACGACATCGAACGGATTGGCAGAGGATATTTTTGCATGGATTANAGGTGTCCGGATGAACTGGAAACTAGCAAAACCATCCCAACTTTACGAGATCGCCTATTANGACCTAGGAGCCCCTTTAGAGCACCGGATCGCGGCGGCCGCAGAGATTAAGCGGCGGAATCGCATTAAGCATGGACGGACCCAATACAAGATCAAGGAGGCTTACAGATGATCGGACCGGTTAAGGTTTGGAAGCTCCCNCCAGGGGAGTTTAATAGAGTCCTGCAAAATCCCGGGATGGAACTCGGGAAGCCGGACCGAGTGTTTCAGCCTCCATCGGCGCTGGAGAAGATGCCACCAACACTGCTGAAGAAGGTTGGACGAGAACGCAAGAAAGCGAGCAAGGCCGGCGGGACCAAGAAGCCCAAGATCACCCGTGAGAAGTACCTGCAGCTCGTTGAAAAGGGACTGAATGAAGATCAGATATGCGAGCGCGTGAACATGACGCGAAACACTTTGCTGAAATACCTTCGCGAATGGAAGAAGGCAGAACGAGAGGTCGCGGCGGGCCGCTGATAACAGCGCATAAAGGAGAAATGGGAATGAACCCAATCACTCAAGAAATGGCAGACGATTTAAACGCTGAACTGGTGAAGATCGGATCGGCATATCGCATCATCAAAAGTGAAGGTAACGATTACTCGTATGAGATCAACATCAACAAAGACCCGTTCGAAAGACATCGCCCGATGATCTATCCGAACCAAGAGTTCTTCGGAATCTTGGAACGACATTTTCGAAAATATGGAATCGTCATCACCTATAACAACACGAGGTCCACGTTTTGGACCGACGCACGATGAATTTGCGCTTGCGCCCCCGTACCGACCGAATAATCCCAGCCGAAGGCGGGGGCCGTATAAGGGTTTAATCCATTACTCCCAAGTAGGACGGACATCCTTCGGCCCCCACTTCGTTAAGCGGATTCGGTCGAGACGGAGAAAGGATGAAGAGCATGAAGGCCTTAAGCCTATTCAGCGGAATTGGTGGAATCGACCTCGCATGTGAATGGGCCGGCATAGAGACGGTGGCGTTCTGCGAGAGAGAGCCGTTCCCACAGCAAGTCCTCAAGAAGCATTGGCCTCACGTACCCATATACGACGATGTATGTACGCTCACGAAAGAGAGGTTAGAAGCGGATGGAATCGGAACAATTGACCTTATTCACGGAGGATACCCTTGCCAGCCTTACAGTCTCTATGGGGAGCGAGAAGGCGCGGAAGATGACCGTGCTCTCTGGCCAGAGGTNTGCCGACTTATTGAAACTATCCGCCCAAGTTGCTTCCTTGTTTAAAATTTTATTGGTCACGTCACATTGGGTCTCGCCGGGACGTTATCTCACTTGGGAAACTCCGGTTCCACCGCCCACCCGTTT